CGAAGCTCGACTTCCAGCGGCAGTACAACCTCGCGCTGCTGGAGCAGAACCTGCTGCTGGAGGAGGCGACGAGTGTCTTCGGGGAGCGTCAGATCATGAAGGCGGCCAACGCCATGCAGGTCTACAAGGATGCTCTTTCGCAGTTCGAGGCCGAGATGAAGGGTTCGGCCCCTACGATGAACTGGTTCGAACGTATCACGGGCGACGCCCGCGGAACGTACGCAGCGCGCATGGCGCAGTACAAGGAGGGCATCTACGGACTCGCTTCGGCGCAGATCGTCACGGGACACAAGAAGACGGGTCTGTTCGGCTGGGGCAAAGGCAAGGATTTGTACAGCAGTATTCTTTCGGTCTATCCGGAGCTGATCGACGCCAACGGCGAACTGGATACTGCGATGCTCCAGACGATTCTCGACACGCGGAAGATGTCGGACGAGACGCGCAAGTATCTGGAGAATCTCATCGAGTTGAAGGATGCGATGGACGAGGCGGAGCAGGCGTTGGAAGACTACCTGTCCTCGACCTTCGGGTCGCTGGGCGACAGCGTGCTGGATCGTGTCCGGGACATGGCCAAAGGTGTCACGGGGGTCTACGGCGACATGTGCGACGACATCTCGTCCAAGCTCGAGGAGCTGGCCGAGCAGGTCGTCTACTCGCTGTTCTTCGCCGACAAGTTCGACAAGTTGCAGGACAACCTAAAGTCGATCTACGCGAGCGGCAAGAGCGAGGAGGACATCGCCTATGACGTGATGGAACTGCTCGACGACTTCTACTCGGGCATAGGTTCGAATATGGATGCTGCCGAGGCGTGGATGGAGGAGTTCGCGAAGCGCGCCGAGGAGATGGGTTACGAGCTGTGGAAACCCGACAGCACGACGCAGAGCGGCAAGGCCGGAGCCTTCACGACCACCATGACGCAGGATCAGGGCACGAAGCTCGAAGGGCTGATGACGTCGCTTCAAATGCACGGCGCGAGCGTCGACGACAAGATGGATGACATCGCCGAAGGTCTGGGCGCCTCGCTCGATGCGCTGAACAGAATAGCGAAAAATACCGATACGTTGCCACAGATATTGGCCTTGTGGCAGGCCATCAAGCGGGACGGTTTGAAAGCGAAATAGCGATATGGATGTACTGAAAGGACTTTTGCTGATCAACGACATCGACCCGTTCGATGCCTACGGAGCATTCCTCGCGGAGGACAAGCCCGGCGACATGAAGAACTACTCGTCGCTGCTCAGACCAGCTGCGGTCAAGGCGCAGAAGGAGGTGTCGCTGCGGGAACGTCACGGCGTGACGGTTCCCTCGACTATCGTGCAGCGCCGCGAGGCCCGTGACGTATCGCTGCAGTTCGCCATCTTGGCCGCCGACAGGGAGGAGTTCCTGTCGCGCTATACGGCCTTCGTCGAGATGCTCCAGACAGGCGAGGAGGGGTGGCTTGATTTCTACTTCCCGGAGATGAACCGCCATTTCCACCTGTTCTACCGCGAGGCTTCGGACTATAAGCAGTTGACGGATTTCGAGGGCGAGGTCGCCGGCAAGTTCACGGTGAAGTTTCGCGAGCCGCAGCCGTCGTTTTAACCCCATTCAAACGCCGTTCGAACGGCATTCGAACATGAAGATAGGAAAAGATAAGATCAAGCATTTCGCCGTCTGCTTCGCAGTCGTCTTCGCGCTGGGCGCTCCCGGCCTCTGGCTGGCCGCAGGGTTGGCTCTGGGTAAGGAGTACGGCGACAAGAACGCCTCCGGCAACCATTGGTGCTGGTGGGATTTGTCAGCAGATGCCCTCGGCATCGCTGCGGGATACGGATGTTGCTGGCTGCTCATGAAACTATGGAACTGAAAATCTATAACCGAAAGGGCATGCTGAAGCTGACGGTCTCGCCGTCGGATAACTCCACGCGTCAGAAGCGGCTGATGGGCGACCACATGCTCGGCCTGTCGTTCACGGCTTTCGAATGCGTGCCGCTCGAGGTCTACGACTACGTGGACTTCGAGGGCGTGCGCTTCTGGATTACGGAGGAGTACGCCCCGAAGCAGACCTCGACGGTCGAATGGGAGTACGATTGCAAGTTCTACGGCATCGAGAGCCTCATGAGGCAGGCCCTCGTGCTGAAGATAGTCGACGGGGAGAACGATCCGATCTTTTCGCTGACGGCTCCGGCCCGCGAGCATATGGCGCTCATCGTGGCCAATATCAACCGGCAGATGGGTACGACCGACTGGAAGGTCGGCGAGGTTCTCTCGACGGAGAACCTGACCCTCGACTACGAGGGAACCTATTGCGACGAGGCGCTCTCGATGCTGGCCGAGGCCGCGAAGACGGAGTTCTGGACGGACGGCATGACCGTGAACCTCTGCCGCTGCGAATACGGCGACGAGGCGGTGCTGGGCTACGACAACGGCCTCGTGTCGCTGGAGCGGGAATCCGCCGACAACGTCAAGTTCTTCACGCGTCTGTTTCCCATCGGCTCGACGCGCAACATCGATCCGGAGGAGTACGGTTACAGCCGGCTGCAACTGCCCGGCCGCCGGACGTACGTGGAGCAAAACACGCAGCAGGGCATCGTCGAACACTACGAGCGCGATGCCTTCTCGGGTATCTATCCGCGGCGTATCGGCACGCTTTCGAGCGTCCGCAGCGAACAGCATACGGACGAAGACGGCGAGCCTTTCACGATCTACTACGTCAAGGACACGAGCCTGACGTTCGACCCGAACGCCTACGAGATCGGCGGTCTCGTGAAGCAGATGACCTTTCAGAGCGGCGAGCTGAACGGCCGGGATTTCGAGGTGAACTATGACTCGAAAAAGAAGGAGTTCGAGATCATCACCCAATGGCCCTACGACGACGATACGCAGTTGCCGGGCGGGCTGCTGATCCCGAAGGTCGGCGACGAATACATCCTGTGGAATATCCGCATGCCGAAGGAGTATTACACCCTTGCCGAGCAGGAGTTCGCCGAGGCCGTGGACGAGTACCTGCGTGAACACGATCAGGATCGCTACGTCTACAAGGGCCGCACGGATTATGTCGAAGTCGCCCGGCGGCGCCTTGCGCTCGACGTCGGTCGGCGCGTGCGGTTAGAGAGCGACGAATACTTCCCCGGCACGGGTTATCGGACGAGCCGCATCACCTCGATCTCGCAGAACGTGCAGTACCCCTCGGAGATGGACATCGAGGTGAGCGACGTGCTGGGCAAAGGCGCGCTGGAGAAGATCGACGAGGAGCTGGGCGAGGTGCGCCACTATGCCAAGACGGCTTCGGCGGGGCTTCCGGATATCGTGCGGAGCTGGGAGAACACGCCGGCCAGCGACTTCAACCTTTTCTCGGCGAAGCGCAGCCGCAAGGAGTTTCTCAATAAGCGGGAGAACGATACGGCGCAGGGGCTGATCATCTTCGAGCAGGGTCTGCGCCTCGGCGGCTTCAAAAGCGGTGCGACGGGCGGGGAGATAGACGCTGCGGGCAATGCGGAACTGCTGTCTGTCGTCGTGCGCAGCCTGCTGCGATCTCCGTCGTTCGTCGACGGCCTGTTAGGGTCGGGGTGGCAGTTGGAGATGGACGCGAGCGGCATATCGCATCTGGCCGTGGATCGCCTGACGGTTCGCCAGACGATGCGGGTTCTGGAGCTGCTCGTGGAGAAGGTTCGCTCGGTGGGCGGCGAACTGGTCGTGTCGGCCGCTGACGGAAAGGTCTCCGGTGTCGACATGGACGCTGCGGGGCAGCACTACCTGCTGACCTTCGAGATGGGGTGTCCGTTCGTCGCCGGCGACCTCGTCCGCTGCAAGGTCGAAGGCGCTGCGGCTTCGAAATCCTACTGGGTCGAGATCGCCTCGGTGGAGGGCGGTGTGGCGAGGGTCGCCGCCTCGGAGTTCGGAGATGCGCTGCCGGCCGTCGGCGACGAGTGCGTGCTGATGGGCAGCACGTCCGATCCGCAGCGTCAGGGGCTGATCCTGATCTCGGCGACCGACGACGGGCAGCCGCGCATCGATGTGATGAACGGCGTGAGCGGCAAGACGCTCGCCGGCTGTCTTCATGCCCGCATGGGCAATCTGGACGGCATTGCCGATTCGTGGTTCCCTGCCGACGACCAGCCGCACGGATACGGCCTGTATGCGGACAATGCCTATTTGCGCGGCCGCTTTCTGCTCACCACGGGCGAGGATGTCCTGACGAAGTTCGAGGTGATGGAGGGCACGATCCGTTCGAGCGTCGAATCGATGCGCAACGATTTCACGACGGGCCAGAGCTTCCTGAATAATCCGAACTTCGGCAGCGGCATGCGCTACTGGGATTCGGACAACGACATCGCCTTCTTCACGCTCGGCGGGAAGTGGCTGTGGGTGAACGGCGCTCCCTATTCGAATAAGGGCAGCTATGCAGGCGTCGAGTATGTCGACGGCCGCACGGTGATGTGCATCAACAACAACTACATCCTCCAGAAGAACGCCGACTTCAAGACGCGGCCGGCCTACGAGCCGGGACTGGACGGGCTGCTGAAAGCCAAGCCGGTGTTCCTCACGTTCTTTTACAAATGCACGGAGCCGGGGACGCTGGTGATCGAATTCGAGGGTGTCGACCAGACGGGCTTTCAGAACTTTCAGGAGTTTCACATCACGCAGGATATCGCCGCCGGCGAAGGTTACCGCACGTTCGAGGGCAGCGGCCTGTGGAACGGTACGGGTGACTTCCGACTGTCGTTCAGCGGCAAGATGTACCTCTACATGCTGATGCTGTCGCTCGACCACATCGAGGATTTCGTCTACTCGCACAAGACGCTCTTCGAGCAGACCGACCTGCTGGTGAAGATCGCCACGGAGTCATTCGACAAGGACGGGAACCTCATCAACACGACGGGCCTCGTCAGCCGCAAAGATGTCGCCGGGATGTATGCCATCGCCGGGGACGGCACGCTGCAATCGTTCGTCGGAGCTTCGGCAGAGGGTGTCTTCATCAAGGCCGGCAGCATCAAATTGGAAGGTCTGGTCACGGCGAACGGGAACTTCAGGATTCTGGAGGACGGAAGCATCGAGGCCGCCAACGGAGTCTTCAAGGGCGAGATCGAGGCTACGAGTGGAACTATCGGGGGCTTTGAGATCGGCCGGAACCGCATCGGAGCCGTTGCGTTGCAGACCGGCTCCGGGGGCAGTTTGGCTATTTACGAGAATTTTTTCCGCGTGGGCGGCGATTCGGGCTATGCGATGCTGGGCAACGACGTGATCCCGGCCTCGGCCGGCGGAGCTTTCAGTGCGGTCGGCCGCATCGTGAACCAGAAGCAGAACTCGGATGCGCAATGGGGCTTCGACTCCGCGAACTACGGCCTGTTCATCGACGTGAGCGGCGGTACGAAGAACTACGGCATCTGTAGCAATGCGGCGTTGATCGCGCCCTCCTTCGTTGGTACGAAGGCCAGCATCCTGACGTTCGACAGCGGCAGCTACAAGGTCGACTTCTCGCAGTGCAACGTCATCCTGATGTACTACAACGATCCGAATTACAGCGGGACGAATGTCGAACTTCCCGGCGAGCTCTCCGTCGCCCGTCAGTTCGGACTGTCGGTGCTGCCGGACGATTTCGCGGCCACCGTGACGTTCCGCGTCCGTCCGGGGTCGAAGAAGATCACCCTGCAGGGCATCTACAACCACAACGAGGCGCTCGTGGATTACGGAATGGAAGCCGGGGATTCCGTCACCGTGCTGATCACGAAGATCGACGGGTTCCGCTACCAGATATTGAACCACTCAAGTTAAGGAAAAATGAAAAAAATCAACCTCAAGGAATTCGATGTCTTCACGGACATCTCGAAACGGCAGCGCGTACGTTGCGACATTCGCCGGAGCGTCGCCAATCTGCTCTACAACCAGATGCACGGCATCGAGGCGCTGAATCTGGCTCTGACGATCCACCGCAGCGAAGGTGAGCTGTCGGTTTCGGACGACGACCTGCGCATGCTTCAGACGGCCGTCGAGCGCTTCGGAACTCCTGCGCTGATCGATGCGTTCGCGGAGCACGTCAAAGAATACAACGGGAACCCTCAAACGGAATAGGATATGGCAATCACGGATGAAGAGAAGAGTCTTCTCAAGAAGGAGATTTTAGACGAGATCAAAGCGTCGTCGCAGGGCGTTCTGGAACTGGAGAAGGTCACGGCGCTCTCGGGCGTGAACTCGCTTCCGGCCATGCAGGGTACGAAGGTGGTGCTTGTACCCCTGCCGCTGCTGTCGAAGCCTGCGGAGGATGCCGCCGCCGTGGCTCTTGCAGCCGCTTCGGAGGCCGCGGATGCCACGGCCGAAACGGAGGATGTCGCGGACGTCACGCGGGAGCTGGCCAAAGAGATGGCCGCGGCCACGGCCCAGACGAAGAGTGCCACGGCCGCCGCCGAGGGTATCGTCGCGGAGTTCAATGCCGTCGCCGAGACGGCTCTGGGCGGTACATCGCTGTTCAACGTCAATGCGCGCTGCGGCGATGCGACCTACACGTTGGAGACGGCGCTGCAGGCGCTCGCAGCGCAGGAGATGAACGACGGCGTCACCTACCGGAAGAAGGGGCTTGTCGTCACCTACCGCATCGATGCGGCCAAATGGGAGACGCGGCAGTTCATCGGGGCGACGCTCGACGACTGGACGCAGGAGGCGCTCTGGCAAGGCTTCGGCAGCGGCTCGGGCGCAGGAAACGTGTACAACGTGACCGCGCTGCTTCCTCTGGATAGCGGTTACTACACGCTTGCGACGGCCCTTGCTGCCGTGGCGCGGGAGAAAGGGCAGGCGCGCGGTCTTGTCCTGACGTTCGCCGTCAGCGATGGCGAATGGCAGAGCTACCAGTTCATCGGCGCCACGCTGGACGGCTGGAACGACACGGCACAATGGCGGGAGTTCGGCAGCGGCGTAAGGAGCGTTACGGTGAACGGCGGAGGGAAGATGCAGCCCGACGGCGACGGCAACGTCGATATCCCTGTGCCGACGGTCGACGACTCGCTGGATGCGGAGTCCACGAACCCTGTGGAGAATGCCGCCGTCGCGCGCCGTCTGAACGAGATCGACGCCAGTACGGTGTTCGGCATGACGGCCGATCTGAACGACGACGAGTCGAGCGTGCGTTTGTCGCTCACGAATAAGTCGGGTGCGGAGATCGCCGGTGTCGACATCCCTGCGGGCGGTGGTGGTGGCGGCGAGAGCGTCACGACGAAGATCGTGCTCTCGGCCGGCGTCGATCACCCCGTCGTCAAGGAGGGCGGCTCGGTGCGTCTGACCTATACCTACGACCACCAGTACGCTGCCGGCGACGATGCCGGAACCACCACGGGCCAGAAGGCGACGATTCGGATCACGGCCTCGCGCGGTTCGGTCGAGGCGTTCGGGGAAACGGTTCAGGATGTATCGAAGGGCAGCTATACGCTCGACCTTACGCCCTACCTGCAGGCCGGCGTTACGGACATCTACGTGCGCGCCACGACGACCGACCCGGAGACGGGCCGCCAGCAGTCGAAGCAGGCATACGTCTCGGTACGCGTTGTCGCGCTGTCGCTTTCGAGCAGCTACAACCTCGCGGCGGGACTCGCTGCGGGCGGCTACGGAGCGGAGGATACGGCCGTGATCCCCTTCACGGTGAGCGGTTCGGGTACGAAGGTCGTCACGCTCTACGTGGACGGCCGCCAGTACGATACGGCGACGGTCACCAAGTCGGGCACGACGAACGGGAGCTTCTCGCTTCCGATGTCGGGCCTTTCTGCCGGCCGGCATACCGTCCAAATGGTCGCGGAGGTCGCTGTGAGCGACGAGTCGTCGCTGCGTTCGGAGAGCGTCTACCTCGACCTGCTGCGGCGCGGTGCAGGCGGTGCGTTCATCGGTACGATGCACCGCTTCGCCGACGGCCGCATCTTCACCGACGAGCACCTGTCGCCTCGCCTGAGCGTGGGCCGCTACGAGCAACTCGCCTTCGATTTCGTGGCCTACGATCCGGCGCAGACCCCGGCGGCGGTCTCGATCTTCGAGAATGACACTCTGACGCAGGACGTGAGCGTTCCGCGCACGACGCAGCGCTACGCCAACCGCTTCTCCGCACAGGGTGCGGTCACGTTGCGCTTCCTCTGCCGGGGCGTCGAGTACGTTCTTCCCGTGACCGTAGAGCCTTCGGATATCGACATCGAGGAGACGACGGCAGACCTTCGGCTGCGGCTCTCGGCCGCGGGCCGTTCGAATGCCGAGGCCGATCCTGCGACGTGGAGCTACGGCGATGTGCAGAGCACGTTCGAGGGCTTCGATTGGAGCAGCAGCGGCTGGACGGGCGATGTGCTGCGGATGCGCAACGGCGCCCGCGTGGAGATCGGGATGCAGCCGTTCGCCGCGGACGCGACGTCGACGGGCGCTACCTACGAGTTCGAGCTGCGCTGCTCGAATGTCACGGATCGTGACGGCGAGGTGCTCTCGTGCCTTGCGGAGGGTATCGGCTTCCGCCTCACGGCGCAGGAGGCGCTGCTGACGGCCTCGGGAGGTACGCAGGTAGGTACGAAGTTCGCCCCGGACATCGACCTGAAGATCGGCTTCGTCGTAGGTGCGAAGTCCGGCCACCGGCTGCTGGAGCTGTACGTCAACGGCGTGCGTTGCGGCGCCAAGCAGTACGCCTCGACGGAGAGCCTGCTGCAGGCGGCGCCGGCGGGTATTAGCATCGGTTCCGCGGCTGCCGATGTCGATCTGCGGATGCTGCGGGTCTACGACCGTGCCCTGTCGGACGACGAGATGCTGTCGAACTACATCGTCGACCGGCTGACGACCGAGGAGATGGTGCACCTTTACCGCCAGAACGATGTGCTGGACGACGAGGGCGACGATATCGGCATCGAGAAGCTCCGCGCGCAGGGCAAGTCGGTGTTCCGCATCGTCGGCGACGTGGAGCTGGTCAACGAGACGAACAACAAGAAGTTCGAGGTTCCGGTCGATCTCTACTTCTACTCGGCCTACGGCAAGGAGTACGACTTCGTGGCCCGCAATATCGGCCTGCGCATTCAGGGAACCTCCTCGACGACCTACCCGCGGAAGAACTACCGCCTCTATTTCGACCGGCGGGAGAAGTACGGCACGACGCTGGAGGTGAACGGCGCCGATGTCCCCGATTTGAAATACTCGTTCAAGCCGGGTGCGCGTCCGGTGTCGATCTTCTGCCTGAAGGCCGACTTCTCGGACTCCTCGTCGACGCATAACACGGGCGCCGTGCGGCTCATCGCCGACACCTACCGCAAGTGCGGCTATCTCACGCCCCCGCAGCGAGCCTACACAGGTGCATACGATGTGCGCATCGGCGTCGACGGCTTCCCCTGCGACGGGTTCTACGACAACGACGGCAGCGGCACGATACGCTATCTGGGCAAGTTCAACTTCAACAACGAGAAGTCGGAGAGCCACGACGTGTACGGCTTCGAGGGGATCGAGGGCTTCAACGATGCCGCGACGCTGGGCGGGGAGCGCAACAAGTGCCTGTGTCTGGAGTTCCTGAACAACTCGGCTCCGCTGTGCCTGTTCGCCACGGACGACATGACGTCCTTCGACGATGCGCTGGAGTTCCGCTACAAGCCGGATCAGACGTGGGCGACGGCGCA